AATGCAGTAGGTTTAGTTTTTGGTGATGGTGGAGAACACATTGAAACCAACAACACTGATTTCACAATCACATCAGGTGGTAAAATCAATTTAGCAACAGCTTCAGATGTACACATGGCCAATGACAGAGGAATAGTTTTTGGCGATGCAGGTGAAAAAATCGAAGGAGATGGAACTAACTTAACTATCGCTTCTTCTGCCGCATTGAACTTGACAGCGACAACAGACATCGTTGTACCAGCTAACGTTGGAATAACTTTTGGTACTGGTGAGAAGATCGAGGGTGACAGTACAAACTTGACTGTGACTTCCGGTGCTCAGATCATAATGGCGGCAACAACAGACGTAGTAATACCTGCCAACGTGGGAATAACATTTGGATCAGGTGAGAAGATCGAGGGTGACAACACAGACCTTACAGTAACATCAGGTGGTGCATTGAACTTGACAGCAACAACAGACGTAGTAATACCTGCCAACGTGGGAATAACATTTGGATCAGGTGAGAAAATCGAGGGTGACAGCACAGACCTTACAGTAACGTCAGGTGGCAAGATCAACCTTACAGCAACGACAGATGTACACATTCCAAACGCAGTAGGTTTAGTTTTTGGTGACGGTGGAGAGCACATCGAAACCAACAACACAGACTTAACGATCACATCAGGTGGTAAAATCAATTTAGCAACAGCTACAGATGTACACATGGCCAATGACAAAGGAATAGTTTTTGGTGATGCAGGTGAGAAGATAGAGGGTGATGGAACGGACTTGACAATATCTTCAAGTAACTTACTAAATTTATCAGCTGGAACAGACATTGTTATTCCGACCAACATTGGATTACATTTCACAGATTCTGCTGAGAAGATAGAATCAAATGGTACAGACTTGACTATCAATGCAGGTGCAGACATCAACCTTACAGCAGTTGCTGATATTAACATTCCATCAGCAGTTGGTTTGACATTTGGTAATGATGGCGAGAAGATTGAAGGAGATGGAACTAACTTATTGATTTCATCCTCAGGAACGGCCACTATAACAGCGGTAGGTGAAACGATCATCACTAACAACTTCAGAGTTGCGGGTGACTTTACAGTTGACGGTGCAAACACAACGATTAACACAACAACACTTTCAGTGGAAGACAACATCATAGAACTGAACAGAAACGTATCTGCCAACTCAGGAATGCCTTCTTTAACAGGTATAAAAGTACAGAGGGGTTCCACTTCAGCCGCAACTGAAACGGATCTGTTCTGGGTATGGGACGAGACCTTCGCAGATGACGGAACAACAATACATGGTAACGCAGGTGGTGCCTTCACAGCATTCAAACATGCGGCTAATTCTATACCAGTAGACGCAGACCTAGTAGACATCAGGTGTAATGTTATACATGCCTTAGCCACTTCGGCTCAGTATGCTGACGTTGCCGAGCGTTTCGAAGCAGACGCTCCTATGACTGCAGGTGCAGTAGTGATGGTCGGCGGTGACGCAGAGATCACAGAAACAACAGCAGACTTATCTGATCAAGTTTTTGGTGTCATATCTGATCACCCGGCATACGCCATGAACGCAGGTGCAGGTAACAATGAGTCACATCCATTTGTTGCAATGACTGGAAGAACTCCAGTGAGAGTAACAGGTGCAGTGACCAAAGGTCAAAGATTAGTTAGCTCAACAGTGAAAGGCTGTGCGAGAGCGGCCGCTACCGGCGAAACATATTCACCATTCCACGTTATTGGAAGAGCACTAGAGAGCTCAACTGATGCAGGAATCAAATTGGTAAATTGTGCGGTGAGGACAAACAACTAATAAATATTTTTACTTTTTAGTAGAATCAAAAGGCCTTGTAGAAATATAGGGCCTTTTTTTTTGGCTTTATAAAATAAATATATGCATGAGTGTAAAAATAAGTGGTAACATCGAGATAAACGCAGATACTTGGTTGGAGTTCCAAGGAAAAAATGATGCCGGAGAAAACATCAGAATAGGCTCGATAAAAGGTAGCATCAAGGACAACAAGAAAGGTGCAGACCAAAGCGTGATACAGATAATCGGCAGGAAAGACGGACAGCACAAACCTTTATTGACCATCGCCAACAATGCCATCTACGCACACCGTGATGTTCCATTCGTGTGGCAGACAGAAGACGGTAAAAAGACCTTCGTGTCAGGTACATCAACTACGAAAAGAAACATAGACCTACCAGACGACAACGGCACACTGATGATAAACAATTCAGGGAAAGTAATGGCAACGGAATTGCCGACAAGCGACCCTAGTAATGCAGGTCAACTCTGGAACGACAGCGGTACTGTAAAAATTAGTGCTGGTTAATTAATCAAGTTATCAAATCTAGTATAGTCTGTAACTTGCCTTTGATGGCTTTGTTATTCAATGTATTCTTCAAACCCATGTGCAAGTTCTTGGGCCAGCATTCAAACGCAGTCCAACAGTATCCTGAATGTTCATAATTCAGTTTAGGTAAGAATTCAGTCTCTATCGCAATAAGGTAAGTGTGGAAGAAAAACTTCTGATCATTTGAAGTGAACATCTCCAAGGGAATGACTTTCTTGAACTTAGGAGTATCTCCTATTTCCTCTTTGATTTCTCTCTTCAACCCTTCAAATGCTGACTCCGTGTATTTCGCCTGGCCTCCGACCAACCCCCACATGCCCTGTGTCTTCTTGTCAGTCCTCTGCAAGAACAGGAAACGCTTGGTACCAGTTGAATAGAACAGTGCCCCTGAGCAGACTATATTTTTTTCCATGTATTATTATAACAATTATGGAGTAGTGGCGTCAAGGCTTGAATTATATCCTGGATCTGCTCCACCGTCCAACACAATACTCCAAGTACCTTGTGCATACACACCTTCGTATGATTTGACCCACTCTGTGCCATTGAACCTGTATTGAATTCCTGTGTTTAAATTAGTAACATAATGTTGTGTTGAATCTGGATTTGAAGCGTCAAACGCCACGTTCCATTTACCAGTTGAACTGTTGTACTCTATGATATCTCCAATACTTGCCACTAGTGTTCCCCATGTTGCACTCTGGAATGATGAGGTGCTGTCTCCCACATCGTTTATGACCAGATACCTGTCACCGTTTGCAGGTGTGCCAGGACTAAATGTTGCAGGATTTATGATCTTGGAAACTGCTGTCAGTGAGTTTGCGGGTATCGTGTCCGAATCAATGCTGTATAACAAAATTGTGTCGTCTAATGATGTTGTTGCAATCGTTCCTACTATCTCGTTGCCATTGGGTTGGGTAAGTCTGATCTGCGATGTGCCGTTGGTCACTTTACCATACTGGTCTAGTAATGTTTTCCAGTTGACTGCTGGACCAAATGTCTCAAATGGATCAAAATTAGATGGTTCATTCGCTCCTGTCTGGAATCCGTCTCCTCCCGAAGTCACACTTGTTCCTGTAGACCCCAGTAATCTCAATTGATTCCCAGTTACTAGCAATCCAAAATTGTTTGGTGTGATGAAACTCCTCGATGTTAGTGTACCGTCTATTAACCCTTTTGTTATTCCGCCATCGTCATCATAGATGCTCATTATGATCTTCTGTATAACTCCCAGTTTCTTGACCTTCACAGGAGGTGATATCCATATTGGCATTGAAAATGTCAATGTAGCGATATCGATCTCAGAGTCAGCCCCAACGGGTATGGTCCTCGATGAGAACGTTGTACCGGTCAGTTCCACGTAGCTCAAGCTGGTCCAGTCGATGTAGTTGTCTGATTTTTGTATCTCGAAGTCTGGGTTGAACAGGTATAATATCTGTTCCATGATCTGTAATTTCTGGTCTGTGTTTGAACTCCAGATGTCTGCAGTCACTTCCAATCTAAAGGGAGAAGGCATGACTTTCTCGACCGTGTATCCTGCACCTATTTCGCTTGTGTAATTTCCGTCTGCATCAACATTCCTTTCTCTTAAATGTTGTTTTTCAATGTGATAGGGGTTCTGCATTCTTTCCCTGTCATAGTTTAGTTCTCTAACGTAACACGCAATCTTTGGAACATACTGTAATGCGTTCTCAGAATTGTTCCTGATTATACTTGCAACTTGTCTTGTAGGATCTCCGTAAACTACCGGAACTGCTCTTAACTGTATAGAATTATCTTTACCTCGGCCTGTTTCCACAGAAAAGTTACTCAATATCCTAATAAATTGAGTTAAAAATTTCCTTACCTGTCCTTCGTAAAAGTGTAGCATTCTTAATTGTCAGCCTTAGGTTTGAGAGCATTTGTTAATGTTTGTCTCTGTGTAACTGTCAACCCATTTATCGTTGAACTTGTTGCATCGTTAACAAAACTTGTTTTGTAGTTTGTTCTCGAATCATTGTTAGTTGTAGTTATTCTAACGGAATCTTCTATTTTAACCCATCTGGTTCCGTCATAACGGAATAATCTGTTAGGTAAGTAATCTGTTCTCAAGAAATAATCACCAACGTCAACACCCGACGTTGGGAAAGATATTCCAAATCCGGCCGGGTGTCCGTTTGGTGCGACCCCATCGCCGTCCATGTAGAAGCCATAGTGCGAACTTGCCGGTGTGTCTATTGTAGCGTTAACAGTTTTGTCACCACTTGCTCTTTGTTCTTCTGTGTTAATATTTTCTGTCCTAATATTTCCTCTCTCGTCTATGGGTGCAACATAGTACTGCTTATAGTTGAATCCTGACTTGGGAGCATCTGCTTCTGCCTGTGCAACTACTTGATCGTTAATTGTTTTTTCTTTGTTGAATGTTGACATGTAACTGGCAAGAGATCCTGTTGTGGTTGCATCACCTATGATGTCTTTAAATTCTTGAGAGTCTACCATGGTCTTCATCTTCAATCTCAACAGGTGTGGCCACCATGTTTGCGAAAATCCTTCCGCCGCCCTGTTAACATCCTCCACAACATAGTATCGTTTCAATGCGATCGGTATGCTCTCGTCTAAAGAATAATCTTCTTTCATGTGCGGGAATTCTATAACATCACCTGCCATTGGTTTCCTGCCTAATCTTTCAACTATGTCGTTCAGGTGTACTGTTAAAAATAGTGTGTCGTTCTGTAAGAACATACCAAACTGTGAAAGGTTGAAATCTGCATCTTGCACATTGTAAATCCCTCTCACAATGTAAATATCATCTGCATATTTCCTGTCCCTGTTCTCTAGAAATAACAGATCCTGTATGGTTCTCTCGTTTAATGAGTCTCCGGAATACTGAGGATTTGTAGGACTTGCTTCTCCGTCCTTATTTGTGTCTCCCTGATCGTAGGGGCCTATGTACTTGTGGAAATGTAGATCAGTTCCTCCAACGACGAACATCTCTTTGATGTTACGATCGAAGAACTTGTAGTCATTACCTTTTTCAGGCTTAAAAATGGACAATCTTGGCATATCATACATATTTATTGAATGCACAACGACTATAAATATGTGTATGTCGGAACTACAAACAGGACAACAAGAAATATTTGATTACGTCAAGAACAGCCTAGGTGACGGTATGATTGATGTTGAATTAGACCCTAAACACTATCAAACGGCGCTGGAAAGAGCAGTCAACAAATTCAGACAAAGATCATCAAACGCTGTGGAAGAATCTTATGCTTTTCTTCAATTAAAGAAAAATCAGAACACATACATTTTACCGGATGAGATTATCAATGTGAGAAATCTTAACAGGAGAAGTGTTGGATCTAGGACAGAAGGTGGCGAAGGCGGAACATTGTTCGAACCTTTCAACTTGGCCTACACAAACACCTATCTGTTAAAAGCAGGAGCAACAGGTGGATTGGCCACTTACTATGCGTTTGCATCATACCAGGAATTAGTAGGTAAGATGTTTGGTAGTTTCATACAGTTCCATTTTGACGTGGCAACAAAGAAATTAACTATCACACAAAGACCCAGAGCAGACGACGAAACAGTCCTTATGCACACAGACAATTTCAGACCTGACATAACGCTGTTCAAGGACATCTATTCTAAACCATGGATCAGAGATTACACACTTGCAGTATCTAAACTTATGTTGGGAGAAGCAAGGGGAAAATTCAATACCATAGCAGGACCACAAGGTGGAACAACACTGAACGGTGATGCATTGAAGAATGAGGGACAAGCCGAAATGGACAGACTCGAAGCAGACATAGGCAATTTCCAAGAAGGCGGGAGCCCAACAAGTTTCATTATCGGTTAACTTCTATTACTTGTTAACTTCTATTACCGGTAAATTATTACGTGTATTATTTTAAATACTAGTATCATGATAGACGACAGATACAAAAAACTTACCAAATGCACACTAGATGAATTGGCCGACATGGTCGATGACCTAGAGAACATTGCCATACACGCTTTGAAAGAGAGAAAATTAAGTATGCGTAAACTGGTATTAACACAGATCCATGATGTTAAAAAAGAGATTGAAAAACGTTTAAAAAAATAGTATAATAAGTCTATGTTAATAGGCATAGTAGGTTTAATAAGTTCTGGCAAGGACACAGTCGCAGAAAGACTAGTACAAGAACATAATTTCAAAAAAGATTCATTCGCAAAAAGTTTAAAAGATGCAGTAAGTTCTATGTTCAATTGGGACAGAGAAATGCTGGAAGGCAAGACAGCCGAAAGCAGAGAATGGAGAGAACGTCCTGATGCTTTTTGGAGTAAAAAATTTAATAAAGATGTAACACCTCGTTGGGTGCTACAACACTTTGGCACAGAAGTAATGCGTCAGAATATGCATGATGGCATATGGATTGACAGTTGCATGGCTAGATACAAAGGTGAACCAACAGTGATATCAGATACAAGATTTGAAAATGAAATCAAGATGATCAAGGAATCTGGGGGCAATATTATACTTGTAAAAAGAGGACAAGATCCCGATTGGTTTACAAGCTATGTTGAAGGTAATATCAAACCCTCGGGCATCCACTCTTCGGAATATGCATGGGCAAAATCAGAGTTTGACTATGTTATCAAGAACGACGGAACACTGGAAGAATTACACCAACAAGTTGACGATCTAATCGTCAGCAACAAGATCACCAATACGCCATCCAAGTCTACGGACACTGCCCAACCGTTGGCAATTGGCGCAAACAGTTTTTAGATTAGTAGTCGAGGTATTCCTCATACTCCCATCCACAAAGAACACATCCAGTTGAGATTGTTTCTGTGCCCTGAACCCACACAGCTCACACTTCTTATGTTTCTTGTATCCGGATCTCTGCAGGGCCGTGATTCCTCCCACTTTCTTCCCAGCTTTCTTTCTGTTGCAGGTATCACACAGGCTACGCCAGTAGATCTTTGTTCCTTTCCTGTAAGCATAGGCACGAGGCTTTGCCTTACACTCCTTACACAACGGTCTGTCCTTGTATGCCATACACTTATTTAAGTCGCCTATATAGGCACCAGAAAATAGCAAGTTATATCGTAAAAACCATATGATTGAATAAATAACTCTGTATACGTTAAACTTGCAAGGAGAAAACGAAAAATGGCTTTAACATCACCAGGAGTAGAAGTTTCAGTAATAAACGAGAGCTTTTATGTACCATCAGATGCTGGTACAACACCACTATTCATAGTAGCATCAGGACAGGATAAGACAAACGGAGCGGGAGATGGAACAGCGACTGGAACAACAGTTGCCAGCGCCAACACTGCTTACTTGGTCTCATCACAAAGAGAATTAACAGAGACTTTCGGAGATCCGACTTTCTACAAAGACGCATCAGGAAATTCATTACACGGTTATGAATTGAATGAATACGGTCTACAAGCGGCTTACTCATTCTTGGGTGTGGCCAACAGAGCTTACGTTCTAAGAGCAAACATTGACACTGGCGAATTACTAGGCAGTGCAACGGCTCCTACAGCAGACCCAACAGACGGAACATACTGGTTTGACCTTGCATCAACTAGCTATGGTTTATTTGAATGGTCACAAACAGATCAAGCGTTCACAAAAATTACTCCAATACTAATCACACTAGTTGGTGAATTAGTTGGCGGTGTTTCTACTGGTGCACCACTGACTTCTATTGGACAAACTGGATCATACGCAATCAACACAACACACGTTTCAAACAAGATCTTCAAGAAGACATCAAGTAACACTTGGGTACAGATTGGATCAAGTGCATGGCATACATCTTTACCAACAATATCAGTTGCATCAGGAACAACAGTTGTTAACGGTGAGAGCATGATCATGAACGGTGTAACGGTCACTGTATCAGGAACAACTTTAACTGCGGTTGCATCAGCAATCGGTTCTAATGTGACCAACGTTACAGCTTCTATTAACTCAGTAACAGGTAACCTAGATATATTCCACAACGGTCTAGCACTAGGTGACTCAGCAGGAGGAACTGGGACAATCAGATTTGACGAAGGTACAGGTATGTTGGAAGACCTTGGCATCACAGCAGGTGTTAAAAATGGTGTTCAATTACTACAGGCCAAACACACTAACAGACCCACTTGGAAAACTGCAGACGAAGACAGACCAAATGGTTCAGTTTGGTTCAAGACTACATCGGCAAACTCGGGTGCTAACATTGTTGCAAAACTTTATGCTTCATCTAGTGCAAGTTTCTCGTCAATAGCGGCTCCATTACATGATGATCACAGCACAGCGATCTTTAACATAGATCCTTCAACAGGTGGAACAGGATTAATAACAGGAACACTATACACACAATTCAACATCACTGAACAAAGCATAACGGCGGCTGATGCACTGGACACTACTCCAAATCTTGGAGACTTCCAGCTATTCAGATATGAAGGTGGTGCAACAACAGTGACAAGTTTATTGACTTCTCCAAGTTTCACAAGTTCAGAAACTTTCACAATCAAAGAGACAAGAAAAAATCAAGATGGTTTCAGTACAGCAGTTACAGTCACACTAGGCGGAACAGGTGCTGATGATTTTGTTGCGGCAGTTAACGCTAAAGTTAACGCTTCTGCATTATCTACATCAACTACTGAACTAATAAATGTTAGAGCCAGTAAATTAACAACTGGTGAGATCGTGCTTACACACGTACTGGGCGGTGACATCAGATTGTCAGATGGCGAGAGCGGTACTCCATTGGCAGATGCTGGTTTCAGTTCAACGACAGCACATGTTTACGGAACATTCACAGCAAACAGTTCAACACTGCTTGACAACTTGTACACAGTTCCTACTGGGGAGTCGCTTGACTCAACAGCCAACAACGCACTGTTAATTTCAAACTGGAAGAGATTAAGTTACACAGCTTCACTGAATGCACCAAGTAACGAACCAGTGGATGGAACACTATGGTATGACACTAGCTTATCAGCTGATATCATGGCACACAACGGAACAACTTTTATTGGATATGCGACAGCATACTCAACTACAGATCCAAATGGTCCACAGTTTAGTGCAACAGCACCAACTTTACAATCAGATGGTACTGCACTTGTGACGAACGACTTATGGATTGATACTAGTGACTTGGAAAACTATCCAAAACTTTACAAATACAACACAGCGGCTTCGATCAGTTCGACCAACACAGCCAACCAAGTAGCAGTTACAACAACAGGTGCGGCATGGGTGCTAGTTGACAAAGCTGACCAAACAACAGAAGACGGTATAGTTTTTGCAGATGCAAGATTCCACACAACAACTGACAAAGTGGCAGGAACATCAACAGCGGCAGGAGTACCTTCAACAATCAAGAACTTGTTGAGTGATGGTTTCCTAGACCCGGATGCGCCAGATCCAACTTTATTCCCACAAGGTATATTGCTTTGGAACACTAGACGTTCAGGTTACAATGTTAAAGAATACAAAAACAGTTACATCACAACCACGAAGTATCCAGGAAGTGGATCAGCAGGGTTGGGTAACATCAGAGCAAACAATGAATCTGTTGCAACTTACTACCCAGACAGATGGGTTCTTAAGTCAAGCAACAACGCAGACGGTTCTGGATCTTTCGGAAGGAAAGCACAGAGAAAAGTCATCGTTGAGCAACTGAAATCAGAGATCGACACCAACCAAGCAATCAGAGAAGACCAAAGAGGCTTCAATGTACTTGCTGTACCTGGTTACCCTGAACTGATCTCAAACATGATTAACTTAAACACAGACAGGAACAGCACAGCGTTTATAGTTGGAGATACACCTTTGAGATTAGAGGGCACATCAACAGCAATCCAAAACTGGGCCAACAACACGGCAGGGGCACTGGACAACGGTGAAGACGGTTTAATAAGTGCAAATGATTACTTGGGTGTGTTTTATCCATCAGGATTTACAACAGACAACACAGGTAAATCGATTGTGGTTCCAGCATCACATATGATGATGAGAACTTTAGCAAACAACGATAACATAGCTTTCCCATGGTTCGCACCAGCAGGAACAAGAAGAGGTGTCGTTGACAATGCCACATCAGTTGGTTACATCGACTCAGCGTCTGGAGAGTTTGAAACAATATCTGTGACGGAGTCAGTGAGAGATTCAATGCACGAAGTCAAGGTTAACCCTATCACTTTCTTTGCAGGAGCAGGCATAGTTAACTTTGGTAATTTGACGAAAACATCGGCAAGTTCAGCGTTGGATAGGATCAATGTTTCAAGATTGGCAGTGTATCTAAGAACACAGCTAGATGCTATTGCTAAACCATTTATCTTTGAACCAAATGATGAACTGACAAGGAACGAGATCAGAGGTGCGGTCGAATCATTCTTGTTGGAACTGGTTGGACAGAGAGCATTGTTTGACTTCTTGGTAGTTTGTGATGACACAAACAACACATCTACTAGAATAGATAGAAATGAACTGTACGTAGATATAGCAATCGAGCCAATTAAATCAGTTGAATTTATTTACATACCGTTGAGAATTAAAAACACAGGAGAAATTGCAAAATTAGGAAGCTAATTTTCGATAAATAGGAGAAACAAATGGCAATATCAACATTATCAAAATTTACAGTACCTTTAAGCAACGATCAAAGTTCAGCATCACAAGGTCTGTTGATGCCAAAACTCCAGTATCGTTTCAGATTGGTCCTGGAAAATTTTGGAGTATCAACACCAAGATCAGAACTAACAAAACAAGTAATAGACGTGACAAGACCCAGCTTGACTTTTGACACAGTGACACTAGACGTGTACAACTCAAAAGTATACATGGCAGGTAAACACACTTGGGAACCTATCACAATCAATCTAAGAGATGACGTCAACAACTCGGTTAGCAAACTGGTCGGAGAACAGATACAGAAACAGTTTGATTTCTTCGAACAGTCAAGTGCGGCATCAGGTATTGATTACAAATTCACAGGTAGAATTGAAATGCTAGACGGTGGTAACGGATCAAGTACTCCAAACGTTCTAGAGACATGGGAACTTTACGGTGCTTATGTTGAGAACGTTAACTACAACACACTGGCATACGCAACATCAGACCCAGTGACTATCACACTGTCTGTGAGATACGACAATGCGATACAGACACCACAGGGTACAGGAATTGGAACAGCAGTAGCTAGAACGATCGGTACACTTTCAACAGGTGGTGGACAGTAATAAACAAAATTAGACTTAGCATTTAATACACTGAAAGCGTCTTTATAGGCGCTTTTTTTGTGACTATAAATAACAGTATGCCAAGCATTAACAATTTCTTAAAAGGTTTCCAAGATGGTCTTCCAGGGATGAAGGACTACCGGCATGCATCTCGATTGTACATAGACGACAATTACAAGTTGATGCCAAAACAGAAATTCCTGTTCCACGTGGTTTTCAACACAGACGAGACCCTGTTTGTAGATGGATTCAACGCCAACGAGAGATCTCAACTCAACATGTTGGTCAAGGCGTGTGACCTGCCCAAGTACGGCATGAACATGGAAGAGAAGATACAGTACAACAAGAAGATGTATGCGGCCACACGTATACAGTATGATCCAGTGAACATAACATTCCACGATGACCATGCAGACACTGTCAATGCATTCTGGAAGAAATACTACGAGTACCACATAGCTGACTCTGTGTCTATGAATTCAGACCTACAGATATCAGCAACCAAAGACAGTTTGTATGATTCCATAGAAACCAAAAGGACGAACAAATACGGAATGGACACTCCTGCGGCACGTGGTAAACCTTTCTTGAAAGGGATAGAGATATTCGTGCTACACAAGAAGAGATTCACGTCAATGACATTGGTCAATCCTGTGATTGCCTCTTTCTCACACGACAACCTGGACGCGGCCGATGGTGCAGGGATCATGTCTAACACCATGCAAGTGATGTATGAGACTGTGATATACAAGGCGGGGATAATCAACAGGAACAATGTTCCAGGATTTGCCACAGTAAATTACGACAACGAACCATCACCGTTATCGGTGTTGGGCAGAGGAACAAACAGCATATTTGGACCGGGCGGTGTTGTAGATGGCATAGGGTCAGTGATGAGGAACATACAGTCGGGAAACATACTGGGTGCGATACTGGGTGCGTCTAACACCTACAACAATGCCAAGAAGATAAAAAAGAAAGACGTCAAGCAAGAATTGAAAGGTATAGCCAAACAAGGTATACTGGACATAGGCAAACAGGCAGGATCGTTAACCAATCCAGTTGCTCGATTCTCCGTTGGTGCGGTCGTGGCGGCAGGGGCCATCATAGCGTCACCCAGAGGAACCAGTGACAACAAAACGAAACTGAACAACACCGTTATTTCTAATCCCGTGCAGGACACGATCAACTTCCTGTCTGCAGACGAGTCATTTAACATTGTGTCAAACGATGAATCGATCAGAGATCAGATAGCATCAAGCATATACTACAAGGACATAGGTTCACGTACAGGGCTGACTGTGGCAGAGTCCGACATAGCGTATGCGGCATCTTCCGATAACGTGAAGAACGTGTACAGCAACAAGGCCATAACAGACACGAGGAAACTGGTCACAGAAGGATACATAAAAATTGCTAGAGGAACACAAGATGTTCAGATAGTAGCAGAGAAGGCAGGACTATAATGGCAGAATTCTACACCAACTTACCACCAAAGCAGAAAGACGAGCTTGACAAGACCATAGAGAAGCTGACTACCACAAACTATGAAACAGAATATCAATTCAATGTGGGAGAATATGATACCACTGTGGGTTTCTTTGTCAAGAGGGGTTTCTCTAGGACCGCGGCGGAGTCGACCGCATACGTGATATTGTCACAGGCCAAGATAGACAACATCAAACCACACGAGCTGTTAGACAAACTGACCGAGGCGTCACCTGTGCAACTGTCTGAACTGATAACGATCATATTGAATGCCAACCGATACAAATCCAGTAGGTTAGGAGTCAGACAGACTCTGGCAACTGTCGAGACTGTGTCAAGAAACATCATAGACTAATGTTACCTAGATTCGCGAGGGGCAAATTCTATCCCAAGAATGCCGAGAAGTATGTTGGCTTAAAAACTCCAACCTACAGATCAAGTTGGGAACATGCTTTCATGAGATTGTGTGATGAACATCCTAATGTGTACAAGTGGGCCAGCGAGAGTATAAAAATTCCTTACAGACATCCGTTCACGGGCAAATACACAGTCTACGTGCCAGATTTTTTCATTGTGTACAACGACAAGAACAGCAAGAAACACGCCGAGCTTGTGGAAGTTAAACCTGCATCACAGACCACCATGGAAGCGGCCGGCAAAAGCATGGCCAAGAAGAAACAGGTTGTGATAAATCACGCCAAGTGGGAGGCCGCAAGTGCCTATGCCAAACAGAACAAGCTACGATTCAGGGTTGTGTCAGAAGACCAACTTTTCCACAACGGCAAGCGTAAGTAAATAAAACAATGACAAAGAAATTAGAAGACATCCTTAATTTACCAAATGTCAAAGACGCATTCAAAGAGGTGGATAAAAAAGAGAAAGATCAGAAATTGAAAGAGACTGCCAATGGTGGTACCACTGTTTCAGCAAAAAATCTAGATCTAAAGACACAGGCAAACCTACAGAAGAGCTATGCGGAGTTTGACAAGATTGCGGCATCACTGCCACAGGTAAAGGGACTGGGAGATATGTCTGATCTAGAAATGGACAAGCTGGCGGTAGAAGCAGAAGAGAGCTACAAGAACTTAATGGACCTGGGCATGAACGTAGACTCACGTTATTCAGGACGTATTTTCGAGGTTGCGAGTAATTTCCTAAAGAATGCCATAGATGCCAAGAGCTCTAAAATAGACAAGAAGCTCAAAATGGTGGATCTACAACTTAAGAAACTGAAGCTAGACAAAGAAGGCAATAAAGACGGTTCTCCCATAGAAGAAAGCGATGGATTTGTAATATCTGACCGTAATGAATTAATGAAGAAACTATTAAAGAAAGGCTAAATATTGCATATGAGTACATTCACACAGTATCTTACAGAAGCGGCCAAGTCATATGATTACAAAATCAAGGTGGCAGGCAATATTGATAAAGACTTCGCATCTAAAATGGAAACAGCATTAGCAAAATTTGAAGTGGCTAAGATGTCAGCGGGCAAGAAAACCCCTATCATGACACTGCCGTTGGACTTCCCAATGTTATCAAATGAATCAGTTACAATTTACGATGTTACAACAAACTATCCAGCTTCATCAAATGTTATGAAGGAATACCTTTCAGACATTTTAAGAGTTCCGGCAACACACATTGTTGTCAGGAAGCCAGGTGAACCCACAGAGGAATACCAGGACGCTATGCAGGTAGCGAAAAAATCAGACTTTGCAAATAAAGTAGCAGACGTTGAACAAAAATTCCAAGACAACGCACCAAACCAAAAAGTAAAAGCAGATGATTTATCTGGTGACAAGTACAACATGGGCTTATTAAGAGAATTAATGAAGACCAAAGCAGATAATACACCTATAGAAAAAGGCACAGACAACGCAGTTGGAAAAATAGCACCAAGTGAGGATGACAAAAAAGCAGGTTCTCCAGTACATCCAGGACCAGGACCGGTTAAAGGAAATCCACACCCGGCAACACTACAAGGTTTTAAACAATAAGGATATAAGTTATGGAAATGATCGACGTATTAAAAAAATTAGAAGAAATTGCACAGACTAGACCAGAACTAGTGGCAGATGCGGTAGACAATGTTTCAAGAACTAATCCAGCACAAGTAAATGATAATGCAGTAAAAGCCGAAGCTGGAATGTCAGATGTACACATCGGTGCACAGGAAGTCGTAGGAGAATATGCGGACGAAGATGGCAACTTGAAAATGTCAAAAGCAGAAACATTACAAGCAATGGCACAAGCGAAAGCAAAAGCGGCTTTCCCAGACTCATATGAAATTGAAACTGCAATGGGCATGGTCAATGACAAATTTAATGATGCAGGTCAACCAATTGAAGATATGCCAGAACCAGACATGCAATCAGAAGTTCCAACACAAGAACCAGAAGCACTAGAAGGCAATGCATTTGCACAGGCAGTAACACAAGCCAAAGCGGCAGGCATGAAAAAAGGCGACAAGTTTAAAGTCGGCGACGAAGAACACACATTAAGAGACAGCGACTTTGAAGGGGAGAGCACAAGAGATATGACTACAGAAAAAACAGAAGGTAAAATACCAGCAGGCTTAAAAGCATACCAAGATAAAAAAGCAGGCAAAGAAGACAAAAAAGAAACTGTAAAAGAATCAATACAGATTTCAACAGATTCACCACAGGAAGCATCAATGATGATGCAGATTTTAAAACTTGCAGGTGTACAACAAGTAGACCCAGCAATGATAAATCAAGAACCTGAGCATGGTTCAGACATGGATCCGGGTGCGTTGAACAAGCAAATGGATGTTCCAGATGATGATGCTATGGGCAGTATGCAGATGGCCAAAATGAGAGACATGATGACTGCACCGGCAGAAGAGAAAGCCGAGGAAACGTTTGCGAATTCATTAGGCGATGAGAAAGAGGAACCTAAAATTCAAGACACCGACACATTGGTTAACACTATGTCAGGTGGTATGAACAGACAAAAGAAAACTTATCCAAAAGTTGCTAGTGGAGACAATCCAATGGCGGCGGAAGACACAGTAACAGCTGAAAGTTTAGCAAACAGTTTGAGAGAACAGTACGAAACGTTCAAAGAAACTTACACAAAAGTTGCCGAAACAAAAGCGAAACCTGACTTCTTAGACATGGACAAAGATGGCAACAAGAAAGAACCAATGAAGAAAGCCATCAAAGACAAAGAAGCAAAGTAATACTTTTCCGGACACCCTAACAGCGTTAAATACTACATCATGGCGTATGTATCACTAGATAGCGACCAAATTAAAAAGGCGCACAAGAAACACAAATATTCTAAAACTCAGGTAGAGCAACTAGAGAAGTGCATGGATGAAAAATCAGGTCCACTGTACTTCATGAAGTCGTTCATGAAGATACAACATCCTGTCAAGGGATCAATCCCTTTCCACCCGTTCCCATACCAGGAGAGACTGATATCAAGTTACAACGACCATAGATTTTCAATTGCCATGTTACCCAGACAAACCGGTAAGACTACATGTGCATCAGGTTTCCTTATTTGGTATGCCATGTTTAGACCAGATTCACAGATACTGATCGCGGCACACAAATACGCAGGTGCATCAGACATAATGTCAAGGGTACGTTATGCCTATGAGATGTTGCCCAGCTGGATCAAGGCAGGTGTGACCCAGTACAACAGGAACAGTATAGAATTTGACAATGGCTCAAAGATATCAGCAACTACAACAACAGAGAACACAGGACGGGGTATGTCACTTACACTAGTTTATTGTGATGAGTTTGCGTTCGTGCAACCACCTGAGAAGGCCAAAGAGTTTTGGACATCACTATCACCCACACTATCAACTGGTGGTAAGTGTATGATAACAAGCACACCTAACTCAGATGAAGATCAGTTTGCATTAATTTGGAAAGAAGCCAACAAAAGATTTGATGAATACGGCAATGATCAAGAAGTAGGAACCAATGGGTTCTATGCCATGAAAGCACACTGGTCAGAACACCCAGACAGGGATCAGGCATGGGCAGATGCAGAGAAGGCCAGGATTGGAGATGAGAGATTTAGGAGGGAGCATGAATGTGAATTCTTAATCTACGATGAGACACTTATCAGTTCCACCCATCTAATAGACATGGAAGCACAAGCCCCAGTCGAGGTCACTGGACAGGTACGTTGGTTTAAACGACCCACACCCGGAATGACTTACATGGTATCACTGGATCCTGCTATGGGAACAGGCGGAGACTATGCCGCAATACAGGTATTCGAACTGCCAACATTTGAACAAGTAGCAGAATGGCATCACAACACAACACCTATGAATCAGCAAGTTAGAATACTACAAAGTATTACCAAACACATTCATGATACAATAATGGAAAAAGATCAATCAGCATCACCACAAATATTCTATTCTATGGAAAACAACTCTATAGGTGAAGCGGCATTGTTGAGAGTCATGGATATCGGTGAAGAGAATATTCCGGGCATGTTCCTGTCCGAACCTATCAGGAAAGGACACAGGAGGAAGTTCAGGAGAGGATTCAACACAACTGCTAAACACAAAATAGACGCCTGTACTAAATTCAAAGAACTAGTAGAGAACAACAAAATGAAAATTAACTCACAATTACTGCTATCAGAACTAAAGGACTTCGTTGCTTCGGGCATGAGTTTCAAAGCCAAAGCCGGACAACACGACGATCTAGTCAGTGCTTGTTTGTTAATGACACGTATGATTAAGACATTGGCTGATTTTGACCCTAAAATATTTGAAAAATGGACTGACAGAACATCAGAGCTCAAACCAATGCCTGTGTTTGGATCTTTCTATGGCTAACAAACAAACTAAATAATGCTACATGAACCCAAAAAATTCACAGGACCTATTCAATAAGATCAGATCGCAGTTCTCAAACATCAGATTAGGTGACGAGAATGGTGCCGCAACAGCAGAACCGGCCAATGCTGTGTTCTTTGAATTTGAATTCCAAGAAGACGCAGACACGTTTGGCTCTATTAGTGTATCCATAGCAGACGGTGAAACAATGAAGGTATTCTACAACAGGAATCTAGTGGACAAGATCGACGAGGACAGCAAGGACGAGTGGTTTGCATTCCTTAAGGAATTGAAAGACTTCGCAGTAGAACATCAACTGAGATTCGATGTGCGTGATATAACTAAATCGAACCTAACGAAGCAGGACTATGAAAATCTTGCAGATACGAACAAAACGGTAAATACTGACGGAATGTCAGAAGAACTAAACAGAATCACTAAACTAGCAGGTGTTGAAAAGGCACCAGTCGCAGAAGGCCTAACTGGCACTTCAAAAAGTTCATTTGAGAATCTAAACAAAACAAAATTAATAATCAGACACAAAGGCAAAGTTGATGAGACTGTGCCTGGAGCAAGATCAAGACAGATACAATCACTGTACATCGAAAATGAAGATGGTGAAAGATTTAAATATCCAATGACTCATTTAGCAGGTGCAAGAGCCATGCAGAGACACGTGTCAAATGGTGGAAGACCACATGACGAATTTGGAGAGCACATTGTTGCAACATCAGAAGATATAGCAAAATTAAATTCATTCTCAAGATATGTTACCAATAAAGATCAATTGAATGACAATGCAGGCGACATCATTACACAGACTAAATTAAAATTAGAGAACCTAAGAGGTTACATGAAGAACATAGCTAAACAAAGTCATTACGAGGCGG